CTCTTCCGGTTTGCTGGTTCATATCAATTAGCTCGCTTCGTTCTTTGATAGATTGTAGTGACCTATTAAAAATTTGAAGGTTGATTTTTGGGGCTTTGTCGGCATTCATCCGGAAAGTCGGGTTAACCCACATAAGATTATGATACTCGTCCGAACCGCCTAATTCTATTGGCTTCTTGTGATGGCACTCCATATTTCCTACAATAAGGGGTTCGCCTGTTACACCACATTTTCCATTTTGTCCAGCCATCAAAGATATTCGGTTGTCGTTGTATTCCACGGATTTGTCATACTCTTTGCATTTTAACAAGTATCCAACAAGGTTTCGCACATTTCCCAAAGTATTGTGGATTAGCTTCCGCCCTGTTTCCGTGAATTTATTAATCTCCTGTTTGAAATTCATTGGGGCTTTAAATTTACAACCATATATTGGAAATATAGTTACTCCTGCCACAATTTTAGGCTTTTGGTTATAATCCCCGTAAAATTTCTGATATGTTTTGGACTTTGCAGGCTCGTCTTCGGGTTTTATCTTTCTTTTATTTCGACCCTTGACTTTTTTGGTTTTCCCTTTAAGCCTATTATACAGGCTCTTGCTGACAACGAAATCTATATCGGCGAAGTCTAATGAGCACAGGGTAGCCGTTTCATAATATTGATGCATACCCAATATTTTACTGTTTAACAGTCTCACTTGTTGAGGTGTGGTTTCCTGTTGTATAACCTTTATTTGCTCTTTCAACTTCGCTCGTATTGCTGTTTTTGCTTTGTCGGATATGTTGCTGCGTGTGATGAACTTTCCCTTTTTCTTACGGACGTATAGTGCAAACCCCAAAAATTCTGTCTTGCCTTTTCTAGCATTGGTTATCTTGGATTTTTCAGGGCTAATATCTAACCCTAGCCGTTCCTTGAGCCAATCCCTAGTGGCGGTATAGATTTTCTGGGCTGTTTTGTAGTCCTTGCAGAGTATTTTGAAGTCATCGGCGTATCGTACCACAAATAGCTTTTTAAGACTGGAAGAATTTAAGGCTCTGTATCTATTATTGGCTTGTGGGAATTTATATCGAGTTTCAAATGTTTCCCATTGGTTACTGAGCCACCAGTCTAACTCATTAAGGACAATGTTCGACAATAATGGGCTAATTATACCCCCCTGCGGGCATCCCTTATCGGGCACTCCGATTCCCTCGATTTTCGATTTTAGTATTCTACCAATTATGCTTATTAGGTTCTTATCCCTAATCCCCAATGCCCACATTTGCTTAAGCAGTTTGCCGTGATTGACTGTGTCGAAGAATGATTTTATATCAATGTCAACAACGTAGTGACAGTTACATTTCCACATGAGATACGTTGTTCTGGCTATGGCATGGCTCGCCGCTCTGTTAGGCCTAAAACCATAACTGTGAGGATGAAATTTAGCTTCGCATATCGGCTCCAATACTTGGAGAATACATTGCTGTATAATCCTGTCGTCCATACAAGGGATTCCTAGGGGGCGTGTTTTACCGGGTTGATGTTCTTTCGGTATTTCTACCCGGCGTACACTTTTAGGCTGGTAGTTTTCGAATTTGCTTTGAAAATACTGCACAAACTTTTCTTCTGACCAGTCTTTGTAATACTCAATGATACGTCCGTCTGTTCCTTCGGTTGCTGACCCTTTATTATTTTTAATGTTGCGGTATGCCAGCAGGATGTTGTCTTCATCCATAATTGTTGTCACTAAGCCTGTGAAGATTTTACCATTTACGGATTTTTCGTGTAATTCATCAAACACGCTTTGCATATCATAGTATTCGTTGTTTCGCAATTTTTGCTTTTTGAGCATTTTTGTTTTCTTTAAGGCTGTATCACCAGTCAAGTCAACCACCCCCCTCTGGAGTTGGTTTCTGTTAGTCATACAAGAACCTTGAAAGATTTAGAAATAAATCGCAATCTTAATAAAGTGTTGTTGCGTTTCCGCAGCTCCACAACCTGCCTTGTGGCTTTTGCTCCTTCCCCCATTACCTAGGACTTCCAGTTTTTTACTGCCAGTCTGGGGATATCATCGCTCATGCCACTAATCTCACTATGATTAAGAATGGTTATCCTGATAACGGAACGCCCGAAGGTGTGTCATTATTTGCTAATGACTTTCAGTATTTCCATTCAACACGTCATTGAGTTGCTACCCTCTTAACATTCGTGCTCATAGCTTTCCACGTTCCAACAGGTTTATCTGTGCATATACCTTTAGGTGCTTGCTTTAGTCCTGTGTGCTTGATAGTGCCTGTAACACTATAGGGAGTTTCGTATAGACCATTCCTACTCCACCCCACACACCCCGCATAGTGCGGTATAAGCATTTCTGCTTATTCAGCATATAGACCTGTACAATCGCAAGTTTGTCTGTCTGTTTCCAGACATTCTCACCATGGGCATTTTATAGACCCCCGGCCTATCATACACTCGGCTACCTCTAGCTCGCTGTTGCTATTAAGTCCACCATTTCATTGCAATGGTGTGGTTATTTAAGCATGTACTCTCAGCCGTCTTTACCTAGCTTAGCACCCCGAGATATTAGCAAATCCCGACGCACCTAGGACTATTAGGGAGGCGTTTCAGGGCGTTACCCCTTCATTCCACCTATCGCCTGTCAGTTCTACACGAATAGTACAGATTAATCCGTTCTATCGTGTGCCCAGTTTTACCGCTCCACTTGGACTATGGTTACAAACTTATTTTATTTGTTTGTAACGTGGGCTTATACTAGAAACGTGTCGCACGATCAATGCTGTAGTATTCGGCAAGCAAATAATTGAAGGCGACTTCCATGCCGCCAGTGTCTTCCTTGTAGTTGGCGGAGTCAAAGCCATTGTCTATCGAGATAAAGCGTGTCCGGAAAAGCGGGAATACCTGTTCTATAAAGTATCCCACTTCAATGCTGTTTCTCCCGAAACGCGTGAAATCCTTAACGATGAGAATATCTATTTTGTTCGCCCGGACAAGATCCAGGAGCCTCTGCACCGCTGGGCGCTCGAAATTTGTCCCGCTGAACCCGTTGTCCACGAACTCGGCAACCTCGGATTTGTCATATTCCGGGAGGCTTTCGGCGTATTGGCGCAGCATGAGCTTCTGGTTGGCGATGCTCATGCTTTCGTACTTGTCATCCTCCAGGGAGAGCCGTATGTAAAGCGCTATGGCGTGTTTCTTCTGAGCGGCCATGCCATTAGCCCCTCTCCCCGTCGCTTAAGGCGGCGGGTTGGAGAAACCCGTCGTTATATTTGAACGCAAGCTCTATATGCTTGTCTTCGTATATTTTCACCCTGTCGATTAAGCCCTCGACCAGTTCAGCCGTTAATCCGCTGCCGGCGGCTTTCCCCACGTCGTCGGCAAACCCGGTGAGCCGCTCAAACGCGTTGTCCAATTCCCGCTTTTTATCTTTGAGGCTCTCCAGACGGCTTGAATCAGCAGCGATTCTATTTTCATAATCAGCCTTCATGGCCAGGTACTCGTCTTTGCTGATGGCCGCGTTAATTAGGCTTTCATACAAGCTCCGCATGAAGCGGGTGTCTTTGTCAATGCGCTGCGCAACTGAGGAAATTTCAGTATCCAAAGATGTTTTTCGTTCCTGGCTGTCATTTTTAAACCGAAGCAAACTTTTACCACAGATTGCTTCGGCCTGGGCGCGGATAACATCTAAAACGGCGGCTGCCAGATCCGACTCTTTTACTGAAACCTGCCGGCAAGCGCCTTTCCCAATTCTATTTTGCGCGATACAGCGGTACCAATAGACATCGCGCTGCCGGCCTCGGTTCATAATCCCGCCGCAGTGCCCGCAAAATATGCGCCCCCTGAAAAGGTTTTGCGAATACTCTTTCGCGGGTCGCTGGGTGAAGCTTTGGCCGACCTCATCCCTGTATGCTTTGACACGCTCGAAGATTTCCCGGCTGATTATTGCGGGGTGCGTGTCTTTGACAGTGACCCATTCCGCTGGATCAGCCGGATTTTGGCGGCGGCGCGCGGATTTTGTTTTGCCCTGGACCATGTCGCCTACATAAACCTCTTTGTCAAGCATTTTATATACTGTCCACGACTGCCAGGGCTTGCGCCCGACAAGCTTTTCATGCGTTATCAGGCCCTGCGCGTGTTTGCGGTAGCTTGGCGACGGCGTCCCCGCGCTATTCAGCCGCCGCACTATTTCAGCTAAAGCGACTTTTTCATCGGCCCACTGGAATATCTGCCGCACAACAGCCGCCGCCTCCCCGTCAACGACAAGGCGGTGGCAATTGCCCGGATCTTTCAGATACCCATAGGGCGGGCGGGAGCCGATGAAGTCCCCGTCCTTCATGCTTTGCCGGGCCTGCGTCCTCACTTTCCTGGCGATTTCCAGGGCAATGGCCTCGTTCATCATGTTTTTAATGGGGAGCATGATGCCGCCGTCGCTTACACTGGTGTCGAAATTGTCATTGACGCTGATGAAACGGACATTGTGGAGGGGCATGTACTTTTCAACGTAATACCCGGTATCAATGGTGTTCCGGCCAAGGCGCGACAAGTCTTTGACTATGACACACGAGATTTTGCCCGCCTCTATATCGGAGAGCATCCTCTGGAACGCCGCCCGATCGAATAGCTGCCCTGTCACGCCGTTGTCCACATACGTCTCGCAAAGCCGTATATCCGGGTTGCGCTCAATAAAGCCCATAATAATGGCCTTTTGGTTCTCTATGGAGTCGCCCCTGTTTTTGCTGTCCTCAACGGAAAGCCTTATGTATGCCGCCGCGCTAAAAGCCGAGGCTGAGGGAGGCGCTGCCAGCGCTATGCCGGCGGGTGCTGTTTGTTTCCTGCTTTTACGCGCCATCTCAAACGACCTCCCCCTCCGCCGCCATGGGATCGGCGGAAATACCCCCAGCCTCAATGGCCTTCATATAATCGGCTTCATAGTTGTATGTTATCTGTATGGTTTTCTTGTCAATAACGCGGATGCTTTGAATAAGCTGAACCACTGCTTTGCGGCTTAGCTCTTTAAGGTCTGAGAAGCGTTTGAAATGCTCAACCCATTGCAGGCGCTCGCTCCTGTTGTTCAGCGCGTCATCAAGATCCGTTTTCAACCGCGCGATGGCGGCCTCGATATTACTGCCATCCTCCGCATACTTGGCTTTGAAGGCTTTATAGTCCTGCTTCGTTAAGACTCCGCTTATGAAATTCTCATACAGGACGGACTTGAAGCGGTTGACCTGCTCAAGGCGCTTCTCGTTTTCGTTTATTTGCGCGGCGTATTTTTTTACCAGCTCTTTGCCCATAGCCTCGCGATCCACCGCTTCCAGTAGCGCCTCCAGCGACGCGACATTGCGGATATGGGCTTTCAAGCTATTCGTGACACATTCGACCAAGTCGCTTTCTTTCAGCATAACCGGCGCGTGGCAGCCGTTTTTACCGCCGGCCGGGCAACAATAATAGAAATATTTGGCGCCTTT